CGCTGCTGGTGCTCAGTATGCTGATTTTGGTTTAGGGACTACGGCAGATGGTGCCACGGCCCGCATGACCGATACAGCTGCTGATTTGGTTTTAGCGGCGCTTCCTGCTGACACGGATATCCATGTAACTTATACTGCGCCTACTGGTGGAACTCCCACTGGTAAAGCATATGTAGAAGTCATGGTTGAATGGTACTAAGGAGGATATTATGGCTAAAGATACTGCAGGAAATGCTCCTACGGTTAATCAGAATGGACTTATCGAAAAAAAGGACGTGTCCGGAGAAACTTTAAAATCTCTTGGCATGGACAGCGTTGGTCCAGGGCAGATGCCGCAGGGTATTGCTAAATCAACTATTTCCACTGATCGTGGAAAATTTGAATGGCGTTAAAGTAATTGGAAAGGGGGCGGGAAACCGCCCCTAATCCATTATAGGAGACTGAAATGGCTAAGAAAATGAATTCAATTGAGGCATTCATTGGTGGTATGGTTGAAACGCCTGATGTTGGATATGGTCATACTGAAGCTGTTCTTAAAGGATATACTAGTGGTTCTCAGTTGTTTGATGAGAGAGCTATGGAGTCAAGGTATGCACAACGAAGAACAAATAATGAAGGCCGTGTAAATGGTGAGATGGTTAGAGGAACTGGCGTAATAGCTGGATGGGCGTTTTAAGAAAAAGTGATAAAAATAAATGTTCCTGAAAAGGAAATTAGTGAATATACTCCAGAAGATTTTGGAGGAGTTAGAAAAGAAAAGACTGTATGTGTTGTAAGATATGGGGCTTTTGGAGATATGCTTCAGGTTAGTTCCATATTGCCTCTCCTTAAAGAGCAAGGTTACAATGTATGTGTTAATGTAACTGAGGGAGGGGAAAATATATTAAGAAGTAATCCTTATATAGATGAATTACTGATACAGAGAAGTAATCAAATTCCAGAGAATGAACTTACTGAGTACTGGAAACATTTCGACGATCTTTTCGATAAAGTAATTCAGCTTTCTGAATCTATTGAGGCATCTCTATTAGTGGTTCCAGAGAGAACTAGTAAATTAAGAGACGGCAAGGTATTTTTAGTCCCAGGAGATGAAAGATTTAAATGGGATAAGGATAAATTACATAAGGAATGTAATGTAAACTATATGGAGAGGACCCATGATATTGCAGGGGTTCCTCATATATTTAATCCTAAATTTTTTCCATTTGATGATGAGAAAATTTGGGCTAAAAAGTTTAGAAAAAAAATAAAACAGAGACACGTAGTTTTGTGGTCTCTTTCTGGGTCTTCTGTTCATAAAGTGTATCCTTGGACTGATACCGTTATAGACAAAATATTACGTTATCGAAAAGATATTTGTTTCGTTACAGTTGGTGATGAGCTTTGTAAGTTGCTTGAGCAAGGATGGGAGAAAGAGAGTAGAGTAATAACCAAATCAGGTAAATGGTCTATAAGAAAAACTCTCGCATTTTTAGATCATTGCTCAGTAGTTATTGGGCCTGAGACTGGAGTCCTTAATGCAGCATCTACATTACCGTGTCATAAAATAGTAATGTTATCGCATTCCTCAAAAGAAAATCTTTCAAAGCACTGGAATAATACTAGTACTTTAGAGCCTGAGTATTATGATAACTACTGTTTTCCGTGCCATAAAATGCACTATGGATTCAAGACATGTTACAGAGACAGTGAAACTGGAGGAGCTATGTGCGCGGCCAAGATAAATCCTAATGATGTTTATAAAAAAATAGTGAATAATTTGAGATGAGTACTTACCAAGAGTTATGCCAAGATATGGCCAGGGATATAGGTATTCCAGGTACTGGGCCATCGTCAGTATCTACTTCAACTTTGTCTGAAGAAGAGAATGCTGTTGTTAGATATATTAGAGATGCTGATATTGATATACAGAGCAGATGGTTTAACTGGGATTTTCTTTGGACTGAAGCTACTCTTACTCCAGTAGCTGATGTTTCAACCTTAACTTCTCCGTCTAATTTAGGAAATTGGAAGTTGGATTCTTTTGTTTTTGCTAAAGGAACTAATTCATATCAAGAATTAGAATACATGGATTGGGATGATTATAATTTAGAATACAAATTAGGAGTGATAGACTCTGCTACACCAGAAGTTTTTTCAGTTAAGCCTGATAATGTTATAGATCTATATCCCACCCCAAATGCAACTACCGCTATATCTGCGTCTTATTGGAAAACTCCGACTGCTATGAGTGCAGACAGTAGTGAGTCTCCGATACCAGCTAGGTTCCATAAAATAATAATTTCGAGGGCCAAGATATACTATGGTGAAAATGAGGATGCTCCAGAAATTTTAGCCGGAGCTTTAGCAGAGTTTGAAGACCTCCTTGATAAGCTAGAGGCTGATCAATTATCTGGACAAAAGAATAGGAGATTTTCTAGAACTCAAGATATCTTTAACTTTACAGTAGTTCCGCAATGACTAAGTTAACCTCAAGATCACTAAGACCTTCAGGATTAGAATCTAATTATTTTCCTTTTGAAGGCGGATTAAATATAGTAGAACCAGCATTGTCTATGAGACCTGGTGAGTTAGTAGCTGCTAAAAATTTTGAGGTAGATGTAAGAGGAAGATATAGAAGGATAGATGGTTATGAGAGGTTTGATGGACAGACCCTTCCATCTCAAATAACTTTTTATAGAATTCCTTTTACTGTTGGCACTGCTAGAGACTCTGTCTTTGATAGTGCTTTTAGCACTGCGTTTGATATGCAAATTCCATCAGTAGGTGACTTAGTTAAAGGCGCTTCTAGTGGGGCTATAGGATCAGTACTTCAAGTTAGTATTGAGGATGTAACTGGCGACTCATCAGCTGGGTCGTTCTCTAATTCAGATGCAGAAGGATACGTATATTTTACTGTAGTAAGTGGAACTCTTGAGGATGGAGAAACAATGTATTTTTTAAATAAAGATAGCGCTTTCGGAAGCGCATTTAATGTGGAGTACGGATAATGGGCACACCAACAGCTTTAAGAAAGGAAAGATCAGTTCTAACTGGAACTAGTTTTGCCAATAACACTACCGGGGCTATTACTGCTCAGATGGTCAGACAGTTCGTGGAAACTGGCATGGGAGGTTATGCAACTATATATTCTCCTGTTGGAACACCAGCTTCTCAAGCAATAGCAACTGCTACAACTGTTACAATAGATTGGAATGCTGATTCAGTAGGGGCTAATGGGCCAGATGATACAGGAACTGTGTCTTCAACTACCGTAGGAACCGATGCTGATTTTGCCAATGATAGAATTAGGATATATGATAAAGGATTCTTTATGGTAAATCTTGGTATAAGTTTTGCACAGACTGGGACAGACACCGTAATATGGATATTTAGAATTGGGACTTCAGTAGACGGTGCTTCTACAACTTATCCTGGATATGATGCATCTGTTCAAAGAGTGGCCGCAACTTTAGATAACATGGTATCTGCTTCTGGAATAATTGATACTACTGGTCACACTACTTATACGGATGTGTTAGCACAAGTAAAACATGGGGATTCCGGGTCAGAAAATTTTCAGATGCATTACGGACAGTTATCGGTCTTTAGGGTTGGATAATGGGGCTCCTGGCCACTTCTTTATCATATGGCCCTCCTGTATTAAGGGACGCATCTGCAGATGCTAGCCTTGTAACAGAACTGCAAACAGCTATAGAGGATCAAAGAGATAATATTACCATAGTTCCTGGAGAAGGTAGTGTACTGGGGGTATGGGTGTTTGGTGGAGATACTTATGCTTTTAGAAATAAGTCTGGTGGCGCTACAGCAGGTATGTACAGATCAACCCCAACTGGGTGGTTGGAAATTGATTTAGGAACCGCTCTAAATTTTGATGGTACTACACAAAATGGTGAGTTTCTTGTTGGTTCTGTTGTAACAGGAGCTGGTGGAGCAACCGGAACTGTAAAAGAAATAAGTTATTCTGGATTATGGGAAACCGGTGCTAAGGGTGTTATGGTTCTTACGGGAATTTCTGGCACGTTTGTAGATGATGAGACATTATCTAGTCCAACTTTAGCATTTGACGCTGGTACGGTAGAGATAAAAGAAGATGATACTATTACAGGAGCTACATCTGAAGAGAGCGCAACAGTAAAAAGTATCTCAGTTGCTAGTGGCGATTGGTCTACTGGTGATGCAGCCGGACATTTATCTATAATAGACAATACTGGGACTTGGACAGATGGAGAAAAGATACAGGTTTCTGGTGTAGATAGGGCTGATATTAATGGGGCTGGTCAACCAGCTGCTCAAACATTAGCTATTGCTGATGGAACACAATATGCTCAAACATTAAATCCAGGTGGAAAATATGAGTTTGTAAATTATAACTTTAGAGGTTCAGTTGCAGCGGCTTCAATGTATGGTGTTAGTACGGTAGATAAAGGTTTTCAGTATGATGGAACCACCTTTATTAAAGTAAATACTGGGATGACTACTGATACTCCTGAACATGTTATAGCTCACAAAAAACATTTATTCTTCTCATTTCCTGGGTCTTCTGTTCAGCATTCTAGTATACTTAAACCATTACAATGGAGTCCTATTACTGGAGCTGCCGAAATAGCTTTGGGAGATGAGGTGTCTGGGTTTTCTACAGAGTTAAAAGATGTGATGTCTATCTTTACTAGAAATGATACGTACATGTTATATGGAAGTGATTCAGCGGATTGGAATTTAACAAGATTCCATCAGGGAACCGGAGCAATTCCATATACTATGCAAAAGATGGATCAAACATTCTTTCTTGATGACAGGGGAATTACTTCTATCTTTACAGTTCAGTACTATGGAGATTTTCAAGCCTCTGTTGCATCAAGTCAAATTGATCCGTATATACAAAAGAAAAAAGATAGTGCTATACTATCGTTACGAGTCAGGGGTAAAAATCAGTACAGACTATTCTTTAATGATAAGACTGGTCTGGCTATGACCTATGTAAATGGAGAAAACGTAGGCATTATGCCATTTACTTTATCTCATCAACTATCTTGCTGTGCTTCTGGTGAAGATGCCAATGGATTTGAAGTTTTATATGGTGGATATGATGATGGGTATGTACGTAGAATAGATTCTGGTACAAGTTTTGATGGCTTAAGCGTGTCATCTTTCATAAGGAGTGCGTATTATAGTTACGGTTCCCCACAAGTAAAGAAAAGATTTAGAGAAATAGGGTTAGAGATAAATGCTGATACAGCTACGTCTTTAACCCTGAAACCATCTTTTGATTACGGTGGTACTTTTACTCCTAGATCAACTGATGCAGCGGTAGATTACGCTGTGGATGTAACTTCTGACGAATGGAATGAAGATGACATATCTAGCGAAACCACTGGTGTTACTGTTGTTGCATCAGAAAGGGTAAAAATTAGTGGCATAGGAACAAATATGAGTATGATTATATCAAATAATTCTATATATGATAAACCAATAACACTGCAAGGAGCGGTGGTAGACTATTCTACGAGAGGTGTTAGAAGATGACAATGTTAACAGAGGTTCCGAAGGTAGTTGAACAGCCAGAATCAATTGGCTCAACCAAGCTTGCCTATATATCAGATTCTGAAAAGAAAGTTTTAAGAAGAAGGGAGGCTATGCTTGGGTATCCAGGCAAAAAGGTTACTACTCAAGGCATTCCTGTGTTAGCTGAAAACAGAGGAGATATTATAGCCCATGCTAAGGGGCTTGGTATAGCTGATGTCCCAGATGCCAACGTTAGTAAAAGGGCATTTAAACAATTTACAGATAGATTAAATGCTGCTAAGACAGCACAAAGAACTGGGGAGGTTGGTACAGAGGGGGAGGAAAAGGGTTTAAAAAGGTTTGTTAGTACTCCAACACAAAAGGCCGCGAGTGGTGAGTTTTATGAAAGTGATGCGGGTAAAGCCTATGCTAAAAAACTAGGTAAGCCAGAAGGGTTTGGTATACGAAAGACAGAGGAAGAAGATGACGATCCTGTCATTCCGCCTGTACGACCAAGATCAGACCCAACTGTGGTCTCTGGCGGAGGATTTGATATAAATGCTATTTTTGATGAAAGCAAATTAAATCAACCATTGCTTGAAGAGATTGTTTTAATTGGTCCACGGTCTGAGGTACTACAAGAAAGACTTAAGGATTTAATAAATACTAATAGTCCTCTTTTTAAGGCAGCTACAACTAAGGCTTTGCAGTCAATGAACAGATCTGGTCTTGGTAATAGTTCTATAGCTCAGGAAGCTGTTATGGCTGCTATTCTTCAAGTAGCAATTCCAATAGCAGAGAGAGATGCTAGTGCTTTTATGGCTCAGAGGATGGCTAATCAGGATGCAACTAATGCATTTAGACTGGCTCAGAATCAGGCTTACTATCAAGCCTTTATGGAAAAACTTACTGGGAGTATCAATACAACATTGAGGCAACTTTCAGAAAGATCGGCTAATTGGAGATCTATCCTTCAAGAGAGAGGCGCTATTACAAGAACACCAGGTATGAGTGCAGATGCCGCAGCTAATGCATTAAGGGCTATAACTCCTACATGGTTTTAATAGGATGATATTATGATAAAAACAAATGGTAATACATCAGCTGGAAGAAACAAGTTTGTATCTCCTCTAAGTGCAGAGGCTAAACAAGCAGCAATTCTAGTTAATGCAGGCGCTTCTCTAGGAAGGTCTCAGTCTAAGGATAAAGGCTTGGACTTTGGTGATTACATAGCCAAGGGATTTAACTGGCTTAAGAGTGGATGGGGAGATCAAACTGGAATTGATACAGATACGTTTAGCAGTAGTGGATATAATACTAAAGGGAGGACTGTATCTGAAGGATCATTTAAGAAAGCTGGTGGGCTAGGTTCTCTTTTTACTACTTTGTTAGGAGGCGGAGGCGGTATTAGTATTGGTGGGATTTTAAGCGGAATTGGTAGCTACTTTACTGAGAAATCAAAAGCTAAGCTAGCAATGAGAAATTTAGATATACAAGAGGCGCTAGGCCAAGAGCAGAATGCAATCAATAGACTGGCAGCTGAAGGTAATATAGCTGAAAACAAAAGACGCACAGCTATAGGTTCTACTTTTATGGGATGGACTAATCCTATTGCTCAGGTTGAAGGTATAAAATCAGAGCCAGGACTTACTGTTGCTGATACTTTGCCCCCTAAAGAGGTTAATAAAACAGCAGTAGGCGCTTTAGGAACCTCCACTAATGGTCTTATAACTCAGGGGCAACAAAGGAAAGTAGCATGAAACAACCAGCAAGATCATTTCCAATACCAGAAGCAATTCCACAAGAACAAACTACAGAGGATCAGGTTGTTGTAGAAGAGAATATAAATCAGAACCCGTTTCCAGAAGGTTCTCAGGAAGAATCTATACAGGCAGATAACATAACATCGCCCATATATATGTATATTTATAGAGAAGGATTTGATGAGGTAGTAGAAAAGTTGAAAGAGGGAAAAGATAAATTGCCTGAAACTTTGGGCGAGATGGCTGGAAATCTTTTGGCTAACGAGCTTGCAATGTCGGAGGAAGAAGGTGTTGATATTTCCAGAGACATGTATGTTGATATGCAATCAGGGATTGTTCATCAATTAACTGAAATTGCATCAGAGAAA